TTTGTGCGCGTTCAGGGTCGGCGGCTTCTTCTTGAATGAAGTCATGCCATGCCTTGTACAGCTCCAGCCTAGTCACTGTGCCTTTGCTGGGTGTCGGCAGCATGCGCCCGGGAAGCTCTTCATCAAGGAAGTTCCAGTTGCGCTCTACCCTATCAATGTGCCACTGACCTTCATCGGTTGGGCTCTTGATCAGGTAGCAAATGAAGTCCATCCAATCCAAGTCACAGACTTCCATGACCATGTAGCACTGCCACAGGTACATGATTTTGCTGTCCTCGAATACGGAGTAAGGCTTCTTTGCGTAGTAGGGACACTTGATCTCTATGCCCCCGGTGATACCTACCAAGCCGTCTGGCGATGCAGCTAGAAAAGGATGCTCTGAGTGAACGACCAGTCCAGTTTCATCAACCTTGTACCGGTTAATCTCTTCTAGCTTAATGCGGCCATAGTCTTCCATCTTATGGCCGTGCTCGACAGCAGGGTTGGTTACAAACTCAGACTCGGCACCTAGAATCGCCCTGACTTCCTGTCGTACAGCTTCCTGTACGCTCATGTGAGGATGCATATGCTCCCATACGACGCAGGTAGATGCTTTGATCTTGCCGGCACGAGCTCTGTGCCAGCCCTCGGAACCTTGGGGGTGCATCATGCTTTCCACCCCTTCTTTTCGCAGACCTCTTCCCACCGGTCGATGCGATAGTCCTCAAGGCCTCGAGTTTTGAGAGCCTTAACGTAACGATCAAACATCTTCTGCCCAGCAGTTTTAGTTCGAGCCTTTTGGATTTCCTCGAGGCTGCCGATCCATAGCCGGTCGATGACGGTTTTTTGCTGTGGGTCTTGATCCTGAGGAGGCTCAGCCACTGGCTCATAAGATTCGTCAGTCACTTCCTCCACCGGTTCCGGCGTGGTGTTTTTCAGCCACAATTCATGGCCCAAACCAAACTCAGCCATAGCCTTGACTCGGCATCGCTGTTTCGCTGTGTTGATTTGAAAGCTATTAGGGTTGCGAACAACTTCTCCGCCGTCCCTTACCATGTTTGATGTGATCTGAGTGTGCCCCTCGATCGTCATCCGGCACCGTACTTCGCAGGTGCCATCGTTGAAGTAGTGAACTTCACGACCTTCAGGGTCTTCGGTGAACTCCCATGTGTACTCCGGGAAAATGCCCATCATAAGTGCGTGAGCATTCATCCACGAAACGGCAGGGAAAGTGCTGCCGTTAATCGTTTCGGATTCAGTACAGTGAGGGGTGATGTTTACATCAGAGAGAGTCGCCCATATGTGGGCTTTAGTAGTCTTGTCCATGTCGCATATCCGTGTAGTAAATCAAAAGATTCACCACAAAGTTTACGCGCTGAAAAGACTTTGTCAATCTTCAGATGGATATGGGCTGTCTAGGCCAATTAATTTTGCGACTTCATCATCACAATCGGTCACATGGATTGATGGATTGTCGGTAATAAATTTTTTTATTAGTACCAGCAGATCCGCGTCGGTAATCCTGTCCTTGGTCATTCGTTAACTCCATTAAATCGTGTCACTTAGCTAAAAACGTGCGGAGATTCTCCATGAATGTTTCTAGGCTTTGCTCGTCAGACTCACCCATTAAGATGAGAGCGGCCATCTGTTTTGCGTTCAAATCGATATTATATTTATCTTCGAAGTTTTTGCATCTATGGATCAGCTCAGTGAGACGAGATTCTGAGATGAAAGCGCCTCTAGACTTTCCGGTAGACCATTCGTAGAAGTCTAAACCGAATTCGTCAGCAAAATTTATTCCCATTTGGATATTTTTAGGCAGGCTGCCTTTGAGCCATGCATCTGCAGTTGCATTACTGCAGCCGGTACGGCGAGCGATTTCAGAGGCGCGACCCCAACTCGCGACTCCTCGTTTATCTAATTGTTTATTTAAGTATTCGGACCGCTTCTTGTTGTCATAATGCATTTATCTTATCCGTGTGAAGTTCTTTCAGTATACTGAAAAAAGTCTTATGTGAGAATAGTTCTCATCTGTGCAATTAAATTTGCACTATCAAAAGATTTTTCATATCGTTAGCTGCGCTTTACAGCGAACCACACGGAGCAGTTGATGATTTTCAAACCCGCGGCCAACAAATCCCGGCATTACACAAAGTTGCCAAACGATTTGCTGCGTGATCCAGATCTTACCCCCGAAGCGATTGGTGTCCTCGCATACTTGTTGACCCACATCGATGATTGGCGGGTGACCCAGCGACAACTGTGCAAGCACTTCAAGTGCAGTCCCGGTCGAATCAAAAACATAGCAGACACCCTAGAAGCTTCCGGATACATACGGCGCATTCGTTATATAGATCAGGGCAAGCACGTATTCGATTGGGAGGTATATGACGAAAAACAACATATCGAAAATCAAGATGTCGAAAATCGACATGTCGAAAATCAGCACCTAAGAATAAACATAGTAGAAGAAGAAACATCTACTAAGAAGAAACATTGGAAAGAAGAACTATTGGACTCCCGCCCTGAAGGTATTCCTAAACGGGCATGGCAAGAGTGGTGGGATTACAAAGCCGGCAATCGAAAGCCGGGCAAGTCGACGGTTACTCGTCAGACGCATGACTTCGAGACCATGGCCAAGCATGGCTTTGATCTAGGGGAACTCATCCCTTTCGCAGTAAGCCGGGGGTGGCAACGTATTGGGAGCCCAGACTGGGACTCTCTCAATCGATTTAAAAATAAACAACGAACAGATGACTTACTTGCTGAGGTTAAGTAATGGATATACGTGTGCTCTCATCAGAGCTAGGGAGGCATGCCCATCAAATATGCCAAGAGTTGTTTCCTGAGGGAATCATCGAGTCCGGGTGCTACAAGGTTGGCAGCATCGAGGGAGATAGGGGGCGAAGTTTATCGGTCTACCTTCACGGGGAAAAGGCCGGCAAGTGGATTGATTTTGCGACTGGTGATGGTGGTGACATGCTTGATCTCATCCAACATGGTCGAGGCCTTTCACTTACTGACGCCATGGAATGGTCAGCTAAGCGCTACGGGATACGTGACTACAGCCCCGCCCCAAAAATTTCGCAGTCGGCAAAGAAAAAATACACCACCCCTGCTCCACCAACACAGACTCACAACACCCTGATACATGCATACATGCAGGGACGTGGGTTCAAGGAAATGGGTGAAGTCTGTTTCAGGTACAAGATATACGAGACAGAGACCCGGGGTGGTTTGGATGTCGTCTTCCCGTTTCATGATACGACTGGTCAGCTCATTTTTCTCAAGACCAAGCCCATGAACCATGACGGTAACCCGTCCACTCAAAAAGACCTGAAGCCCATACTGTTTGGTTGGCAGGCTATGCCGGCGAATGCTCGTAAGGTGTGGATCACGGAGGGTGAGTGGGATGCCATAGCATGCGGTGAGCTGGGCTTCCCTGCCCTGTCTGTCCCTATGGGTGGTGGTAAGGGTGCTAAGCAAACCAATTGGATCGCCAACGAATACGAGAACCTTGCCCGGTTTGAAGAGATCATCATTGCTACTGACATGGACGAGCAAGGTGACCTAGCGGCACAGGAAATCATGAAGCGTTTGGGTGACCGGTGCTATCGAGTAAAGCTACCGACCAAGGACATCAACGAGCTCCTGCAGAAACAAGGCTATGAGCAGGCGCGACTCGTGCTCGAGGCAGCGTATGACGAGGCCCGGTGGCAAGACCCGGACACGCTCAGATCAGTGTTTGAGTTTGAGACTGAGATCGACGACTACTTTGATCGGTCAGTGAGCGACAAGCAGGGGTTTGGTTCCGGCTGGTTGAAATTGGACGAGGAAGATATTCGGTTCCGGCCCAGCGAGATGTGGGGAATCACCGGCATCAACGGTCATGGCAAAAGTATGTGGCTTGGGCAGCTCTGCCTGAATGCTGTCGAACAAGGACAAAAAGTGCTGGTTGCGTCGTTCGAGATGACACCGAAGCAGACGCTGGGTCGCATGATGAAGCAGGCCGGAGGCAGTTCCGAGCCGCCCAAAGAGTACCGGCAAAAGCTGATGGAATGGATGGGCCCAAACCTGTGGCTGTACGTCGACAACATCACACCAAAGCCCGAAGACCTCATGAAATGTTTTGAGTACGCATACCGTCGTTATGGCGTGTCGGTATTCGTAATCGACTCACTTACCAACATGGTCAGGCAGGACGACTATGAGGGTCAGCAGAAGTTTGTGGAAAAGGTCGTCAACTTCAAGATGACCACCGGGGCTACCGTGTTTTTGGTGACTCACTCCCGGAAAGGTGAAGACGAACACAAAGCCCCAAACAAATACGACGTCAAAGGATCTGGGTCGATCACCGATCTGGCAGATGGGTTCATGTCGTTGTGGAAAAACAAGCGAAAGGTCGAGCACCTAGAGCAGTGCCGGGTTCTAGGCGAGGAGCCAGAGGAAAAGTTCACAAAGCAGTGGGACGTGTACCTCGAAATCCTTAAGAACCGCAACGGAGGCTATGAGGGCAAGGTCGGTTTCGAGTTCGACAACCGAACGTGTCAGTACCTCGAGCGCCGATCCGGCCGTCCAAAATATTACATCAAGTACTCGAAGGAGAATCCAAATGGATAACGAACGCTTTGCTCAGGCCATCCGCAATGCTGGTGCTGAGGTACAGCAGGCGGAGGTTGCTTTGGCCACGGCTGAGGCCACAGAGAAGCGCACAGCCGCAAAGCTGATGTTTCAGGCTGAGAACCACCACGGACATAAGACTGTTGCGGCCCAGACCAAGTGGGCAGACGACCAGCAGGAAATGTTCGAAGCGCGGGTTGCTCGAGGCACTGCCAAGGGAGCTCTTGCGGCAGCAAAGCAGAATGCACTGGCGGCAGAGGTTTCGTTCAAAACGTGGCAGACAGAGATGGCTACCACACGGGCAGAAATGAGGACGTTGATGGGATGAAGTCTCACTCAGCCACCAAGGAAGAGAAAGAGTGGATGGATGCCATCGTTCAGCTGGGGTGCATCGTTTGTCGCTTGCATCTTGGCGTGAATTCGCCGGCCGAGGTCCATCATATTTCAGGGAAGGTCAAACCGGGGGCGCACTTAAACACAATACCACTATGCCCCAACCACCACCGGGCCGGCTTAGCTACGCCAATGTGTGTATCGCGCCACCCTTACAAAGCTCAGTTCATTGAGCGTTACGGATCAGAGGAATATCTACATGAGCAAACATCATCACTTATCGTTGAACGAAGCGACACCGGAAGACTGGGACCGAGTCTCGAAGCCGAAGCACTATGCTAGCAACAACTCGCAATACCCGGACCTCGAGTGTATCGACGCCATCAAGGCCAGCATGTCCCCGGAAGAGTTCCGCGGTTACCTGAAAGGCAACCTGATCAAGTACACATGGCGGTACAGCGAGAAGGATCGTCCAAAAGAGGATCTCGCGAAGGCGCAAGTGTATCTGGGGTGGCTGACTGCTGAGGTCACCAATGGTTAATTCACGGACAAAGGGCGCTCAGTTCGAGCGTGAGGTAGTCAACACATTCCGTGACTGGCTGGGTGATGAAGCGACTCAAGGCCTGCGCCGAAACCTGACGCAGTATCAGGTGGCAGATGAGGGGGACCTGAAGCTTGGGCCCTTTCTCATTGAGTGCAAGCGTTACGCCAAGGGTGACATCCATCAGACGTGGTGGTGGGAGCAAATTTTAAAAGCCGCGGGGAAAAAATATATCCCCCTCCTGATATACCGATTCGATAGACGTCCGATCCGCATGGTGTTCCCTCTACACGTTATAGGGGACTACCCGGAGAACTTCGATTACACCTGCACTGTTGGTCTCGATGAAGGGATCATGATCATTAGAGAGAAACTCTGTGAGAGTGCCGGAATTTAGGCGACAGCTCCACCTCGCCGCCATCCATCTGGAGTATCCAATTGTGGAGGCCTACGTGCGAAAGCACATCGACAAAGACTTCCACGACATGATGTTCCGGTCTCTCTACCTCGAACTCCCTCAACACTACGCCAAGCAGGACGTGGACCGCATCAAGGAGCTGTTAGCTATGCTCCCTGATGACGAGCCCGTTCCTAACTTCAACGAGATCGTGACCTATTGGACACGTCGGATATGGGCCAAGAGTCATGGCTAGACCTATTTACGAAACATCGCGTGACATCAGCGCAGAACGCGAGATAGCAGATACCATAGCGGAGAAGTACAACGCCCGCGCCATCAAAGCCAAACGACTGTACGGTCTCGATTGGTTCTTTGAGCGTGACGGTTACGTTGTGGGCATGGTCGAGATCAAGGTGAGGAACTATACCCGGGACCACTTTTCCACGTACATGATCAGTGCTGATAAGGTTGCCCGGATACGCTTGTTGACGGGCGTCACTGGCGTGCCAGCGTTTCTGTTTGTCTCGTGGAAGGATGGCATAGGCTACATCAATCTATGCGACGAGCCTGATTACAATGCGATTGGCGGGAGGCGTGACCGGGGCGATGATCAGGACATGGAGGTCATGCTCCACTACCTCATTCAGCGGTTTGTGCCGGTATAAAAAAACCCTACCGAAGTAGGGTTATCTTGAGTAGTTTGAGAGCCGGGTCTGGCATCTTTCGATAGCCGCTTGTGTCCCGGGATCGAGTCCAGTTGTAGACCCCCTCTCTCGTCATGCCTAGCAGTTCGGCTACCTGTTGCGGGGATAACTCGTGCTCATGCATTAGATCTTTAAGCACATCGTTGTTATCCATATCGACTGCCACTCCAAAACTCCGGGTAGACGATCTCGAGTGCCGGCTTGTCGTTTAGGCTGAGCAACACGGTTGAGTAGTCGAATAGAATGCAGACAGGCTCCTGAAACCGGTTGGCCATTTGTTCTGCGGCTTGCATTGCCAGCTTCGCATCATCACTGTCATTGGTGACAAACTTAAATCTCACGGGGAAATCTCACTCAGGTAATCCTCAAGCTGTCGCTCACCGTCACAATCCAGCTCAACGATTTGACCCAGCCATTCGATCCTGTCCCATTCAACCTCGAAAAAAGACACCTGTTCGACACGGCCCTCCGACTCTACGCTTTCAGTCCATCGGTGAACTACCGGGTTGATAACGTCCAGCTCTGAAACTTCTAGCTCTATGTGTGCGGTAATCATTACTGGAGCTCCCATGTGTAGCTGAGGTAATCGCTGTGGGTTTGGTCTTTGAAGCCGCACTCCCGGTGTAGCCTGACTGTATAATGTGAGTTGCGAAACATAGCTCCAGCGATGTAGGCCTCCTCAGCAAAGTAGCCGCTGGATGAACGCTTTGTCTCCGGGAAGGCGTCCTTGCAAATGTTGTGAAGGATCTCCTCCTCGTTCCCATCCCTGAATGTGTCGTCAAGCACGGCCAGATTGATTTCGAGAACCTCGAACCAAATGTCTTTTTGGTCCTCAATGTCTTCGATGTAATAGATCCAGTCATGCGGTCCTAGCCCGGACTGCTTCATGATTGTTTCGATGCTTCTCAGTCGAGGGTGTCGAGGGTCATCTATGAAATGTTTATCCCCGTCCAAAACCCTGACGTCCACCTTGTCTCCAACTTTATAATTGTTCATTGATTCAACTCCTTAGCGAGCAGGGTTTTCATTGCGATGAGGTCAGCTTTGTCGATTACCAGCTCCCCCAGCTTTCGTTCGAGTTCGGCCATGATCTTGCGCCGCTTCAGTATTTCAACGGCCATAGACCTTTGATGGTGAGGCTGAACGGTTTTGTAGCTCCCGTTCGGTGAGACAATTCTTTCCAGAACGTGGGTTGGAAGTTCATAGTGCATCTGCTTTTTTCCTCGTGTCATTGATGAACCTGACCAGCTTGGGCAAGTCTTCTACTTGAAACTCGTCGAGGGTGAACTCGACCATTAAAATTGAGGCGACCTCATGTTCATAAAAGCCGCCGCGTAGCAGGGCCTTAGCCCTGTCGGTGATGGTGTAGCGGTAGACTGGCGCCGGCATCATTTCACCTCAGTGATTTTGATCGCCCAGTATTTATCGAGATGCGCCCTCCAGATATCCTCATGCTCAGCCACATATCCCACGGTGAGCCCAGTCTCGTCGTCCGTCAGGTAGGTTATGTCCCATCCGGTCACGTTCTCGTGAATCTGTCCTGCCGCGATCATCGGAACGATTTTCTGCTCGTACACGTCACGACCAATCTCGTGGGGGAACCAGTCGTCGTTCATGACGTAGCCTCCGAAGTCGTTTCGCAGTTCAGTTGGATGCAATCGCCGTTGAACGATGCAGGGTTGCTTAGGTCCAAGGACTCTAAGTGGGCGCCCTCTTTGGTGATGTAAAACACACACAGCTGGTCGGCGTTCTCGATGATGATTTTCATCAGTCCCTCGCGTGTTAATTTCATTACGCCACCTCCTTTTCGAAGTGCTGATTGACCCGGTCATAGATGCCATTGATCACCGACTCACCCGCAGGTGAGTAAAAGCAATCTGATATGCAGACGACTGGGTCAAATTCAGAGCCGTTGTTGTAGATCAGCCAGAAGCCTCCCAGCCGATTCCAACTGCCATCGGCCCATTTTTCGTAGATGATCAGATAGTCCTCATCGGTTGCCGCCATGGCATCGAGTACCACGGTCATATCGAATGACTTTCTGACGACATCCTCCTCGCCATCATTGACTGTGACAGCGAGGCGCATCAGCTCCTGAGGTGCGAATATCTCCAGCAGTAAGCGGGCCACGCAGGCCCGGTCAGCGAAAGGTAAGGTGTTGAGGTTCATTGTTTAATCTCCTCTCTTGCGACTGTTTTGCAGACGCGCTTGATGATTTCCCAGTGGGGCTGGCAGTCGATTGTTGGGTCGATGCCGGCCTCGAAGCTGAGGTTATTTTTGAGCCAGAGCTGATGAACTTTTTTTCTCTCCGCTACGGTGCATGCGCGAAGCCAGTGCTTAAACTCGTGAGGCCAAAAGTAAGCGACACCCATGTAGTCTGAGGTGCCCACGAAGGATTGGTCGAGACGGTAGATCGCTTGGGTTGCACCCCACGACGCAGTCTCGAGATTGATTGAATAGGTGCTCATGATGTCTCCAAAAAAATCGGGGCGGGGAAAAGAAAATCACCACCCCATTACCTGTTACTTGTAAGAGGGAATAGAGCGACCTTGCTGTAGTAAGCGAAGGAACTCCTTAACGGTACCGGGGAACCCCGAACCCATTTCATTGAACCGGGCTATGTCATGGAGCCACAGCTTGTCGGGGTCAAGGATGCCTTTCTGCAATGCCATGGCCTGAACCTCAGACCAGTCGGTATCGCTCTGGTAAACCGACCGACATACGCGGTCACCGATAGGTTGCTTCTTGAAGCCTGACAGCTTTACGACTTTGCTATTCATACTGTCCTCCTGTTGGACGGTAGAGTGGTGAATTCCACAGACGCCGCTTGGGCGTTTCGGTCGGTATTCCTCCGACACTCATCAGTGTGGCTAGTACAGTGGGGCATACAGGGCAACCAGCATGATGGCGCTCAGGATTAGCATCACGAGCACTTGCTGCTCTTCGGACTGCCTCATGACTCCACCTCCGGGTGGTACACCCAAGTATCGGCATCAGCCTCAGCGTCGTCGTAGTATTGATAGCAGCGGTTGGACACGATGCGGGGGTCGCTGTCGTACCCTGTGACGACACGCCACTCGAACGCCCAGCATGAGCCCTCAGGCCAGTGCTCGAGGCGACCGCGCTTGTACACGGTTGCGGTGCGAACGTCGTTGAAAACGCAATCAGTGGCGCTGTAGACCTCAGTGAGAGGCTCTGCTGCCAAAGCCGGGTTCGTAAAAGTATTCATGCTGACCTCCTGTTGGTCATTGAGCGGTGGATTTCCGCAGACACCCCGCAGGGTGTTTCGGCCGGTTTCCCTCCGGCTCTCATCAGTGCGGTTAAGCTGCGCCCTCCACTTGATCGCGGACGAGGTCGCGCAGGTCGTCGATCAGCTCCACGTTCAGCGCTTCCAAAACGTCCCGGTCAACGACCTTCACCAAGTGCACCCGGACCGTTGACGGCTTGCAGCCCTCCTCGTGTGCGATGAAGTCGCAGAACGTCTCGATAGCAAAGGCGCGAAGGGCACGATCATTGTGGTACACGTCGAGGACCTTCTCGCAGTTGTATAGGTAATGGGCTCGGCCTATGTACGAGCCATCGATAAAGCACCGGAAAAAACGTCGATGCCAAGTGTTGCAGTCGGTGACTGATTCGCGGATCTCGTCCGCTGTTGGTAGCTGTCTGCTCATGCTGTCGCACCTCCAAATAATTGCTCTTCTGTAACGACCGGCCGCAGGTCTTCCTGCTTAGCCTTCAGGCGGTTGTGCGCTTCCTGCACGTTGATGCCGATTGAGGCTAGCTTGCGCTCCACGTCGAGAACGCGATTCAGGGCTTTTGCGTTCCACTCCTCGATGTACTCAGGCGCAAAGCCGTCACAGGTCTTTCTGTAGTGACGCTGACGATCGAGTGCGTAATCCCAGTCGTGGTGAGCGTCTATGAGCTCAGCGATGTCGTCAGCGATGAGGCTGGCTAGAACTAGGCAGATTGGGTTGTTGGTTAGGTCTGACATGGGTATCTCTCCGTGTGTTGGTCTGGTTTAGACGAGGTAAGGCGTGTAGCCGTGGAAGGCGACATAGGACTTGATGAATGCGGCGATCTCCCGCTTGGGTAGCTCAGCCTCATCGACGTATCGCTCCTGCAGATTCCAGTGAAGCTCGCCCTCGCGCTCTTCGAGGCGATTGCTGGTGTTGTAGTACTTATCAGTACCCGGCTCGAGAGCCTCGAGCTTGAGCTCGTTGGCGTTGATCAGGGCGCAGAGTTTGCGGTCTGCCTTGTACAGGCTGTTGAGTGCTCGCTGGTGCTTAGGGTTGATGGCTGTGTGTTGCATGTTTAGCTCTCCGTGTGGTTTGTCACAATTGACACATGCCGGTCAGCGACCGGATGCGTAATTATAAAACACAAGAGATTTTGCATGTCTACAAGTTTTTTTAAATAGATTAGAAAAAAGGCTTTCAGATGGGTAAAATGTTTCCATTGATCAAGCACTTAGGCCTAAACCGATGGAGACGACCACAGCGATGGATTTACAGCAGACCCTGTCAAGTATTGACGCAAAGCTTGATCGACTAACGGCCAACGTTCAGGCCCTCAGTAATCAAGCCAGTCGGGTGGATGAACGGATGATTGGACACGATGCGAGGCTCAAACGACATGAGCACCGGCTTGATCAGATGGAAGACGCACAGCGAGACATCGAGCAACAGGTCGCAGTGCATACAGGACGAGGCGCAATGATGGAACGAGCGGCTTGGATATTGTTCGCGGCGGCCCTGACTCTAGGCCAAAAATTTATCGCGGCGGGATAAAAAACAACTCACCCCAATGCCGGTCTCTCTTATAGGGAAGTAAGGCAAGGACGTATGGAATGAAAGAACAAAAGCTAACCATCAAGCAGGAGAAGTTCGTTGAGGAGTATCTGCTCACCGGTAACGGTACAGAGGCCTGTAGACGCGCTGGGTACAGTCAGAACAGCGATAATTGCCTCAGGGTGCAATCAACAGAGAACCTAGCGAAACCTAACGTAAAAGCAGAGATCGAGCGGAGAAGAGCTGTTATGGCTGAAGAATCAAAGGACAGACGTGAGAAATGGATTAGTCGTCTCGAGGAGCTGGGAGTTTCTGCGGAGAAGGATGCGGACAAACTGAGAGCGATCGAGGGCCTGTTTAAGGCTGAGGGATGGCTTGCTCCTGAACAGAAGGAGATCACTACTTTCGAGTCGTCTTTTTTGGCTGATTTGGACCTTGGTGAAGAGGAAATTGAGCAGGTTTCGCCGGCGGACAACTTGCTGGTGATCGATTTCGGTAGCGATAACAAAGACTTACAGGATGAGGACTGAACCTTTGCTAGGTTCGGCTCCCCGGATTGCAGGAAAAAGGCCCGCTGATCAGGTGGGTATGGGGGGGGATACGCGTCTCGATGTGGCGTCGTCGACGACCCGGTACCATGGAGGACTATCCACTCCCTAAAATTGAAAATGCCATTTTTGGGGTACCCCCTACCCATCATATTTAGGGGGGGCGGTCTTTCTGAGAGTACCGACGCTAAAAAACTTGCAATATTGGAACGAGAATTAGACGATTTGCACCATAACTTCATGTAGAGGTTTAAAAAACGATGGCTACACCGCGTAAAGGCAAGGCAAAAGTGAAGGTTACTGCCTCAGGAAAGAAGGTTTCCTATGGGCAAGCAGGCAAAGCCAAGGATGGCGGACCGCGTGTTAAGGCCGGAACCAAGAAAGGTGACAGTTATTGCGCCAGATCTCTGGGTATTAAGAAGCGTTTGCCTAAATCAAAGCAGGATGACCCGAATACCCCCAACAATCTATCTAGGAAGCGCTGGAAATGCTCTGGCGCCAAATCGAGGAAGTAGTAATGGATAACTTACGGCAAGCATTTAAATCTCGCACAGTGCAGTACGGGGCGGCTCTCGCGTGTCTTTCGGTGCTACAGGGCTTTGTTGGTTTTTTGCCAGCTAATCCTGCAGTTCAAGCGATGGTTGGCTGCGGTATTGCTACCGGCATTGTAGTGCTTCGATTCATGACGACTCAGCCAGTGGGTTCAAAATGAAAAAGGCAAAGCCCAAGTCGAAAGTAAACGCGTCGGGCAACTACACAAAGCCAACCATGAGGAAGCGTCTCTTTGAAAAGATTAAAGCCGGCGGTAAAGGCGGCAAGCCGGGTCAGTGGTCAGCTAGGAAGGCGCAGATGTTGGCTAAGCAGTACAAAGACAGCGGCGGAGGCTACAAAAACTGATGGCACTGAAAAAACCACAGAAGAGCCTGAAGAAGTGGACCGCGCAGAAGTGGCGAACGAAGTCAGGTAAGCCGTCTACGCAGGGCTCTAAAGCGACAGGCGAGAGATACCTGCCTGAGAAGGCCATAAAAAGCCTCTCAGCGAAAGAGTACGCTGCGACCACCCGTAAGAAGCGGGCTGATACAAAAGCCGGCAAACAGCATTCTAGCCAGCCTAAGAAGGTGGCTACTAAAACCCGACGACATAGGAAGTAATCATGATGAAACCATGTAAAGGCTGTACCAGCCCGGCGAAGTGTAAGAAGGCTGGCAAGTGCATGAAGAAAGGTTTACCGAAGCGTGGCATGAGAGCCGCAAAAAACAAGGCTTATAAAAAGTAAGATGGATATAACGATCGAACGCTTCTGTTATCACCCCGAGGGCACTCTAGGCGTCTGTAAGGTCGCTGGTGAGACGTTCTACACCATAGAGCGTCCTTGGCTTGATAACGCACCAAATGTCTCCTGCATCCCCACAGGCAGCTATAACATGACGTGGCGAGAAAGCCCGCGATTTGGCTGGACGTGGATGCTAGAAGCGGTACCTGACAGAACTTACATCTTGATACACGTAGCTAATTTTTCTAGCGATGTGCAGGGATGCATTGGGATGGGTACTGATTTGATGGGAGACCGAATAGCCGTGAGTAACAGCAGGAAAGCGGTTGCCGCGTTTGAAGAGTTGACTCGGGGGCAAACGTGTCAAATCAAGATAGGCAATGCACCGTATGCGGGGTTGTAAAAACCAAGGCTGATTACGAAGCGCGTCGACTGATTTGCCGTGTTTGCTACGTTGATCATAGAAGACGGGCAGAAAGTAGAACTGCAGCATCGTGGTTAAGAAGTCGGATACGTGCAGCAAAAAGACGCACCGTAGATTCGGAGCGCAAGTTCTCAGATGACGTAACAGTAGATGCGTTGCTTGAGGTTCTTAAAAAGCAGAAGGGCTTATGTGCCCTGAGCGGCATCCCCATGACACATGGAAAGACAGTCATGGAAACCGCCATAAGTATAGATCGGATTGATAGCAGTATTGGATACCGGATGAGCAATATTCAGCTTGTCTGCTATCGAGTAAACGTCATGAAGATGGACATGGACGATAACAGCCTATGGTGGTGGGCTAAAAATTTGGTGATGCATGACGAGCGACGAGAAGATAGTGCAGGCAGCGAGGAAGCTGAAGAGTAATTTCCCGCTGTACGCAAAAAACATACTGCGAATTGTTAACAAAGAAGGAACGATAACTCCCTTTGAGCTAAATGCAGGCCAGCGATGGATGCATCAAACCCTCGATAATCAGTTAGAAAAGCAGGGGAATATCCGCGCCCTAGTTTTAAAAGCCCGGCAGGTAGGCATATCTACCTACGTGGAGGGGCGATTCTTCTGGAAAATCACACAAAATCGAAACGCTAACGCGTTTGTACTCTCGCATCTGGCCGAGTCGACCAACTCGATCTTTAATATGGTGCGCCAGTTTTACGACCATATCCCCCACCCCGCTTTCAAACCCGGACTGGCATCGCAATCTGCGAGCACGCTGGCATTCGAGGGACTGAACAGTCGGTACAGGGTCGGTACAGCAAGATCGACTCAGACCGGCCGGGGACAGACAAACCGATTCGTGCATGGGTCGGAGGTCGCGTTTTATCCACAGGGCTCTGATATCGTCGCGGGTCTACTACAGACAGTGGGCGGAAAAGGCTCTGAAGTTATTCTGGAATCCACGGCGAATGGTGCCGGCGGATGGTTTTACGATCAGGTGATGAAGTCCCTTAGGGGCGAAACTGAATGGGTCGTGTGCTTTATACCGTGGTACTGGATGCCGGAGTACCGCCGCAAAGTGAACCCCTACTTTGAGCGCACCCCCGAGGAAGAAAAATTAGCGCAGGCCTACAAGCTAGACGATGAGCAGTTGATGTTCCGCCGCGCAAAACTTGACGAGCTGGGATCATCTGATTTGTTCCGGCAAGAATATCCGAGCACCCCGCTCGAAGCTTTTTTGACGTCGGGCCGATGCTTTGTAGAGGACGCGGTACTACGAGATGCGGAAGACAACTGCTACACGCCTGACTTTCGGGGCGATTACCGTGCGGGGATCTTAGAGAACTACTCCCATGGCCCATACAAGGAGTGGTGTAGCCCAAACCCAGACGAGAGCTATGTGATTGGGGTGGACGTTGCTGAGGGTCTTAGCTATGGAGACTACAGCTGCGCTCAGGTGCTGGACTCTCTAGGCAATCAAGTGGCGTGTTATCACGGCCACATCGACCCCTTTGAGTACGCTAACTTCTTAGGGAAGCTGGGTGACCGATGGAACCGGGCCTACATGGTGGTCGAAAGAAACAACCACGGCCTGACTACATTACGCCGGTTGCAGGAAATCCAATACCCGAATCTGTTTGTAGAAAGCTCTGTTGATGGAGCATACGGTGACAAGCTCACAAAGCGTGGTGGTTTCTTAACTACATCGAAGACAAAACCGCTCATTATCGACAACCTTGCCGCCCTACTTCGGCAGCGCGAAGGGGGTGTCGCAGACATCGAGTTAGTTAACGAATTACGAACGTATGTTATTGATGATAAAGGGAGTTTCAATTCTCAACAAGGATGCTATGATGATAGGGTGATGGCGTATGCCATCGCTTTGCATGGATTAGCCTCAATGCCCCGACCTCGCATTCATATTGCGCGTCGTGGCTTTAAGAGTTTGGACTCGACAGTGGGCTACTAAATGCAAGATCCAGCAGAGTTGTACGAAGTAGAAGAGATCGTGTCAGACGATGATCTGGACGGGCAGCAGGAACAAGAGCTGCAAAGTCTTGGTCACCGGCTGAAAGACATCTTCCAAGAGTACAAAGACGCACGCAAAGAGACAGAAAACGAATGGCTTAAAGATCTGCGCCAGTACAATGGGCAGTATGAGCCAGAAGTTCTTGCGCGTCTGAATGATGCTGGGGGCGCCCGCTCCAAAGTTTTTGTAGGCCTGACTCGAACCAAGGTGATGGCCGCCTACTCGCGTATTGTCGACCTATTATTTCAGCACGGTGATCTTTACTTCGCTGTGCAACCTACTCCGATCGCAACAATCGATCCGCTGACCGCAGCAAAAATGCGACAGCAAGCAATGCAAGAAGTCATGATGGCTTCAGGCATCGCCGACCCAATGCAAAACCAAGACCTCATGCAGCAGCGTATGGCTGAGCTGGAGGAAGGTTTCAAAGAGGTCGAGCAAAAGATGGCTGCGGAAGCTGCCAAGAACATGACAACTGAGATTCAGGACCAGCTAGTTGAAGCCGGTGCAGATCAAAAGCTGAAGCAGTCTATCTTAGAGGCGTGCATTTTTGGCTCGGGTGCAGTCAAAGCGGGCACTGTTCGTATTGATACGAAGCAGTCTTACGGGAAGATTATCGACCCTGAAAGCGGCGCACAGACCTACGCACTGAGCGTAGTTGAGACGCCAGTCCCCGACCTAGAAAGCGTATCGATATTTGACCTTTATGTCGACCCTTACTGCACCACTTTGGATGATTGTAACGGCCTATTTCGACGCCATGTGTTGACCCGTCGCCAGTTTAGGGACTTGGCTGACCTCCCCGGCTTTGACGGTGAGATGGTCCGGTACATGCTCAAGATTAACCGCAAAGGTAATCATGTTGAGGAAGAGCATGAAAGAACACTTCGTAGGATTGCTGGCATTAGGGATCATGCTGAGTCTAACCGTTTTGAAGTATTTGAATACTGGGGCGATGTCGATGGCTACGCTTTAGAAGAGCATGGCATTGATGTCCCTGAGGGCATGGAGCTCAGCGACCAGTTCTCTGCTTGCGTGTGGTTGTGCGACAGCAAAATTTTGAAGGTGATGCTGAACCCTGTTGCGGGTTACAAAATTCCGTATCACATCTTCCCGTATGAGCGTAATCCGCATCAATTCTGGGGGATTGGTGTACCTCGCATGATGCGTGACAGCCAAACAACAATGAATGCTGCCGTCCGCATTTGGCTAGACAACATGGCTTTGTCGTCCGGTCCAATGGTTGAGGTAAATACAGACTTGCTTGCAGCAGGAGAAGACCCGACAGACATCCACCCTTGGCGAGTATTTCTCCGAGAGGGTGGAGACGGTTCCATGCCTGCTGTGCGTTGGTATCAGCCTGTGGCTAATGCTAACGGGCTAAATCAGATCGTTGAGATCTTCCGCCGATTTGCGGACGAGACTACCAGCCTGCCCTCCTACACCCACGGCGAGCAGACTGCGTCCCTCAACAAGACCGCTACAGGTATATCTATGCTCATGGGTGCTGCGAATGTGGCGCTCAAGAGCACGATTAAAAACATTGATGACTTCCTTCTGGAGCCAATGATTGAAGCAATGTTCCATTGGAATATGGAGTTCAATCCTCGGGAAGAAATCAAGGGCGATCTCAGGATCGTCGCGAGAGGTAGCACCGCTCTCGTGCAAAAAGAAGTGCAAAGCCAGCGACTGCTTCAGTTCCTATCGTTGGTTTCTAACCCCATGGATGCGGCTTTAGTGGATCGACCTAGTTTGTTGCGCGACATCGCGCAGACATTAGATATCGACCCGGATGAAATTATTAAGTCTGAAGAGAGGTTGCAAGCTGAACAAGCACTCCAAAATCAAATGCTCGCCGGAGCAGGCCCGGGCGGTGATGGAGCTCCGGCTCAGCCCGGCATGGTCCCTGATATCGGACCTGCTGGCGTCCCGATTGGCTGACGCTAGAGACCGGCTAGAGCATTCAGACGAAAAGAATTTTAGGTTTGAGCAAGGCCGCGTAACTGAGTTGCGCTTCATGCTTGAACTTGAAGATACCGCGAAAGCGGTACTAGACCGAGAGCGGACCCCTAACCGGACATCCGCAATTACTTAACGGACATCCCTTTGTGGACCCGAGGAAAAATATATGGCTAGTAGAAATGACCCTGAGCGTTTAGAAGCTGAAGCACGAGAAATGCTCAGCAAGCTGACAGAAACGGAAGCGGAATCTCCTGTCGACAAGGAGCAAACCGAACAAGTGGAAGCGCTTGCTGAAGAGACCCCCGAGCCTACGGATACGGTCGAAGTTGAAAGTGTGGATGAGGCTCCAGCATTTGAGGAAGAGGAACGCGGCGAAGTATCCCAAATGCAGGATCAGCTAGATAAAGCTGAGAAAGCGATGAAAGGCGCTCAAGCGAGGATGACCAAAGCAACCCAAGAGGCTGCTGATCTCCGCAAATTAAATGCGGATTTGATGCAGGCTGTTGGCGAACTTAAAGGTCAGCTGGAGGAGAGACAGAAAGACAATGAGCAGTTGGCAAAAATCCGGGAGGAATATCCCGACATAGCCGGTCCGCTCCTTGACGAGTTAAGTCGAACCCAAGCAGAGGTTTCAAGCACCAAGGATGCCTTGGCTGCCGAAGAACGCAGACGACAGGAAGCCGTTTCAGCACAAGCACAGGCTGAGCATTTTGACCGAATCCGAGCGGTCCACCCCGATGTAGATCAACTGATCGAAACCGCGGACTGGATTAATTGGCTAGAGGTTCAGGATCCTCGGACTCACGAGTGGGTGGAACGCGGATCTTCTAACGATGTCAATGCGATTTTGACGCGGTTCAAAGCTGATATGGGCATGAAGCCACCCACGCCGCAAGAGCAGGCTCTCGAGAAGGCAAGGAAGGTTGCAGAACCTAAGATGCCAAAAACTCGGAAGCCTAATACTGGTGGAAAGAAAACTTGGACTGTGGAAGAGATCAAGCGGATGCCGAATCGAGACTTCGAGAAGTATCAGGGCGAGATCTTAAAAGCCATGGAACAAGGATCAATCCGCCGTTAATTAATACTCTTGTGAGGAATTAAACAATGGCTTTTTCATTTTTCAGCACGGGTACTACATCTGAAGTAAACTTCATCCCTGAGGTGTTCTCGAAACTCCTTCAGGCTAAGTTCTACAAGCAGTCTGTACTGCCCGCAATTTCAAACACTGACTACGAAGGCGAGATCTCAGGTCAGGGCGATAAAGTTGTTATCCGAACCGTACCCGCGGTAACGATCAATGACTACGCCGGTACTGTGTCAAACCAAGAGCTCACTACTGCCAAGGTCGAGATGTTGATCGACAAGGCTAAGTACTACAGCTTCAAGGTTGACGACGTATTGGCAGCTCAGGCTGACGTAAACATGCTCGAAGCTGCATCTTCTGATGCTGCTGAAGGTATGCGCGTTGCAGTCGAAACTGACGTCATGTCTTCTGTTGTGACTGGTGCTAGCACTATTAGCTCTCAGACCACAATTACAGCTTCAAACGTTTTGGGCGAAATCCTTGAGCTGTCTACAGCTTTGGATGAGTTGAACATTCCAGAGGAAGGACGATTCATCGTTTTGCCTCCTTCAATGATCAGCTTGCTCAAGCAGTCTGAGCTTCGTCAGGCGTACTTGACTGGTGATGCAGAGTCTCCTCTGCGTAACGGTCGGGTTGGTATGGTAGACCGTTTCACTGTTTATCAGTCAAACATGCTCTACACGCCAGCGGCTGGTGATGATGCTACTTACACTCACGTACTTGCAGGCCACCCAAAGGCTATCTCGTTCGCGTCTCAGTTCACTAACACTGAAACTATTCGCCTCGAGAGCACCTTCGGTGATGCTGTTCGTGGCTTGAAGGTATACGGCTCTAAGGTCGTAGTTCCTGATTGCCTCGCAGTAGGTAAGTGGAAGGTCTAAGACCGACCGGGGGGCGCAAGCCCCCCTAACTTATTGGATTTGTTATGGAAACTGGTAAGCGTTTCAAAAAGGATGAGCTATTCAAGGAAGCTCAATCGGAATTTAGCGTCAAGCTTGATCGCCGATTAAGTCTCGAGCAGCTCGAAGATCAGGTTGCACGTCTACGTCAGCACGGTAAAGAGCCTGCTGAGTCTGAGAGAAAGCAGCCCGTACCTAAGCGTGTCAGAAATGTCATCACAGGTAACATTTTTAACTACGATCCTATTTGGAAGGGTTTGCCGGACCTTGAAGTTATTGAGTGGGAGGATTGACGATGGCAACAACAAAGGTTGTAGACATCTTAGACAGAGCCTCGATCATTTTACAGGACAGCACCAACGTCAGATTCCCAAACTCTGAGTTGCTGAAGTTCTTCAATGACGCGCAGAAAGAAGTTGTATTGCATCGCCCAGACGCAAAGATGGTCAACGAATCATTTTCTTGTGTTAACGGCAGCAAGCAGACTCTCCCGGCCGCGGCATTACGCTTGATCGAGATTGTTAGAAACGTAAGTGGTAGAGCTATTACTCAAGTAGATCGCAAGATTCTTGATGAGACGCTACCCAACTGGCACGAGACAACTGCCGGGGCAAACAAGATCGAGCATTATATTTATGATCCTGCTGACCCCAAGCATTTCTACGTGTATCCAAAAGGCGCATCGGGCAGTCACGATCTAGAAATCGTATACAGCTCGTCCCCGTCAGATATCAGTATCAGTAACTTCGATACCGATACAACGACGATTAGCCTAGATGATGTGTATGCGAACTGTATATTAGATTACATACTCTATCGTGCATATCAGAAGGACTCGGAGTACGCAGGTAACGCAGAGCGAGCCATGATGCATTATCAGTCTTTTGCTAACGCCCTTGGCGTTAAGACTCAGGCTGACAGTGCAACTACGCCGATCCCGAACACTCCTGATAGGAACGCCGGGAGGGCCTAATGAAGTACTCAGACCTCAACGTTCACATTCGACCCGAAGTTCAGGGTTGTCCTGACTTCATCATAGAGCGTGCAGTTCGTGATGCAGCGATTGACTTCTGTCGCAGGACAGATGTTTACATCCCTGAGCCAGAGTTCGTAATTGTGATCGGCGGGGTCAATGAGTATTCCGTTACCATTCCGACAGGGACTGAGCTTAATCACATCATCGATATCTTCGATAACCACACGGCGCTGCGGCCAATTAGCTATAACGAGCTGCTGCGCCGTCTTGGTGATGAAACTGAAAGGGGTAAGCCCGCTTATTACTCACAGCGTGACAACGCTGAGTTTTTTGTGGCACCCATACCTAATGACAGCGACTCGCTAAGGGTCGTTTATTCGGTCAAGCCGACCTCTACCAGCACAAGCATCCCGGACTCTATTGGAAAAGAGTATCGAGAAGCACTTGTGCATGGTGCTTTGTATCGGCTGCAAATGATGGCCGGGCACCCGTTCACAAATCCTAATTTGGCGGCAGTTAATAGGGACCTTTTCGAACGTGAAGTAGGTCGCACTACCCGTCAGGTTAAGTATGGATTTGCCGGCGGTACGCTCACCTGTAAACCGAGGGCGTTTATCTAATGGCTTACATAACCACTATTGACCTTGTACAGGGCGACCAGCTGCCCGAGATCGAGATCACGCTGAAAGACTCTAATAGCGCTGCTGATGGAGCACTGCTAGATCCAGATGATTCTGCAACGTTTGCAGCCCTTGATTTGACTAGTGGCTCTGTTCGAATGCGCGTGCGTCAGGTAGGTCAAACAGCCTTGATTGACACCATCATAGGGACCGTAACAAACGCTACAGACGGCAAGGTCACTTTTGTATTTGACGGTGATACGCTCGACACTACTGGCGTTTTAGAGGGTGAAATAGAGTTCACAGACTCAGCTGGCAGGACTCAAACCGTGGTTGATCTAATTAAGTTTAAAGTTAGATCACAGTTCGGGTAAGCGCATATGGCGATCTTTGCCGAGGTAAAATTCCGAAGGCTGGTCGCGAACGCTACGAGCCGCAAGATATACGTCGAAGCTTCTCGGCGTACCTTTGCTGCTGTTATCTCAGAAAGAAATCTTGTTCTGGATACCAGCTATAGAGCACTAGCCCCGGAGATCAGGTATCAGAGACTTCACGCCACACCTAACTGGCGTAACTTGTTCCTGCACGACGTTCACGTCAACCCCGAACGGACCATCTACTACTTTGCCAATGAGTTTGGCTTCAGTGATGCAGTATCACTATCCCCAGAGCCTAGCTACTCAGATACCGTAGGTGTATCAGATCAGAACCTCGTGTTTGGCTTCGGTCGCGGGCTGCTAGATCTAGAGATCTTAACTGACGCAGTCTCTACCAATGCGAACAAAGTAAACGTAGACTCTTACAGCGTTTCTGATTCGCTGCAGCATGTTATGGCCTTCAACAGAAGTCATGACGACGCAGTTATATTCAGTGATGCGCCCGAGCTTGATGTGTCCTCAGTGCTTGCCGACAGCTCCTCGATTGGAGAAAGCACCGCGATTAGTATGTCTCGGTCGGCAGTGGACAGCACTGCTCTAAGTGATAGTCCTCTTTTCCACCCGACCAAGGGTGAGGCCGACTCTGTCAGTGTTACCGAGGATCTTATTTACAGCGCCGGGCTAGGCAAAAATGAAACGATTAGTGTTACTGAACTACTCACGGTAACGCGCTCCCCCTTCTCTTTTGAGTTCTCGTTTGGTGATGGGTTTACAAATGTTGCCGGCTCGCCGGACGATCAGTTCTCGTTCACTGACTCTCAGACAATGGGTGTTGAAATTGCACTTCAGGACTTCTTTACGCTTGATGACTTCAACCAGATAGATAAAGAGTCTTTGGCGTTTAAGTTCAACATATACACAATTCAAGACGAGCACGCGGTCACGTTTGGCAAGCTAGTGGATGATGCGTTTACTTTTACAGATCCTGCTGTCATCGATGCCGGGCTGTCAAAGTCAGAAAACGTTACGTTTGCCGACGATGAGACTATCGATGTAGGCAAGGTAAGAACCGATTCTTATACCGTTACGGAATCCAGCGAAAAGATTTTTGGCAAGTCGCTACAAGATTCCACTAACCCCTTGACAGATAACGCGATTTTTGCATTTACCAAGGCGGCGTCGGATAATATAATTACTTCAGAAGTGCATGCTTTTTCTGTGTCCAAGCTTGCACAAGATTCTATCGCGGTATCGGACACACCCGTGCTGTCTCCACGGATTGGTAAATCGGACAGTGTAACTGTGAGTGACGTTTTAGTTGCTCAGAAGTTGGTAGCAAGCGCAGTGCTCAATAAGGGCGATATGGGCTTCATGCTACTTAACGCTGACTAGTGGAGACAAACAATGATCCAAGACGATCTTAAACTAATGGGGCGGCTGGATATTGTCGTCACCTCAGAAGACGGTGTAATAAAGCAAAAAGAGTCTGTTGAAAACCTAGTTGTTACAACAGGCAAAAACTATGTTGCATCTCGCATGGCTGGCACATCGTCCAGCGTAATGAGCCACATGGCTATCGGAACTGACAGTACAGCTGCATCTGCAGGTGACACTGCCTTGGGTTCTGAGTCTGCTCGTGCGGCATTGACCAGCACTACCGTCAACAACAATGACGTTGTTTATGTTGCAACATTCCCTGCAGGTACGCCCAGCAGTGCAGCGGCTGTAACAGAAGCTGGCATCTTTAATGCGAGCAGCGGTGGAACAATGCTCTGTCACACTGTTTTTAGTGTCATCAACAAGGGTACTTCGGACAGTTTGACCATAACGTGGACGGTTTCTGCCTCCTAAGTTATTGATTCTGTTGAGGTTATTATATGGCCCTTAAGTTTGCGAACCTCGCCAGCACAACGCTTGCGAGTTCCATAACAAGCTCCGCTACGTCGATATCGGTGTCAGATGCGTCGTCCTTCCCTTCCTTGGGGTCGGGCGACTACTTCTATGCTTCGATAGGTGAAGGCTCTGGCTCGGAGATTGTTAAGGTAACAGCGATTTCGACAAACACCTTGACCGTAACAAGGGCTCAAGACAGCACAACGGCTGCAGCATTTTCTTCAGGAGCGGTTATAGCGCTTCGTGTTGTTGCCGCAGTTATGGAAGAGATCACGACCGCAGCAAACGGCACGACCTTCACGGTTTTTGGAAGATCAGCAAACACAAACATCAGTCTGGCAAATGCGGCGTTTACCGTAGTTGGTAGATCGCAGAACACAGTCGTTGGAGTATTGTAATGGCAGATAGATTCCCACTTATTGTCGACGCCGACAATACGAACATCAAAGAGCTTCCCTCGGGTGATAACCTCGACCTGACTGGCAGTGACATTGTCAATGTCGTCGATGTAACGACATCCGGCAACATGGTTGTGGGTGGTAACTTAACCGTAAATGGTACAACCACGACAATCAACTCAGCCACCCTGACGATTGACGACAAGAACATTGTTCTCGCTTCTGGCGCAGCGGACGCAGCTGCAGCGAATGGAGCCGGTATCACGATCGACGGAGCAAGCGCCAACTTGCTCTACTCATCGAGTACAGACGGGTTCTCATTCAACAAGGGTGTAACGGTACCTAGCCTAACTACGACCGGGAACATCTCATTCGGCGACAACGACAAGGCTGTTTTCGGTGCTGGCTCTGACCTACAGATTTATCATGATGGGACTAAAAGCTTAGTTCGTGACGTTGGAACGGGTGACCTTGTAGCACAAGGCAACAACCTAAGCCTTCAAGATGTTTTCAGCGAAAATTATTTGACAGCCGTCAGTAACGGTGCGGTAACACTGTACCACGACGGGTCAGCCAAACTAGCCACAACCTCGTCAGGCATCGACGTTACTGGCAGGATGCAATCTGACGAAGTTGTTTCTGATGGTCTTGTTACAGTTCGCGTTGATAGTGCAGGAGCTACTGCTGAAGCATTAAAAGTTTACAACACTAGCAACGCCAACAATTCTCAAGTAGATGTTTATTTTGGTTCAGCTAATTACGACACTACTGGCCGTGGTTTGCGTATTGAGGCTGGGCGTGATTCTGGCGCTGACGGCATTGCTACGTTTTATTCAGTAGACCAATCAGAACACAGTGATTACGAAGCCATTAAGATTCTTACTGATGGCGGCGTGACACTTTCACATTTAGGGTCTAATAAACTAGCCACAACTTCCACAGGCATCGACGTAACTGGCACAGTGACTGCTGATGGTTTGACCATATCAAGTGCAACAGCAAATGTAGCAGATTTACGAAGAGCAAATAATATAGGTGCTGGACAAGTTCTTTTAGGTAATAGTGATGGTCATGTAAGGTTAAGTGGCACTAATGGTTCTTTTGATGTTTTCAATTCAGGTAATACAGCTCAAAGATTTGGTATCGCCAACAACGGCGACATTAGCTTCTACGAAGATACGGGCACGACTGCAAAACTCACATGGTCAGCTAGTGATGAAGACCTAAAGTTTGCTGATAACTCTAAGGCCATCTTCGGTGCTGGCTCTGACCTACAGATTTATCATAGCGCATCAAATTCGGTAATCACTGACGTTGGGACAGGTAGCCTTTATATTGGCGGAGATAACAACGTCATAATTGCAAGCGGTGACTTAGGAACTACAAAGGCACGATTTACGGCAACCGACGCTGAACTGTATTTTTCAGGCGCAGAAAAACTAGCCACAACCTCCACAGGCATCGACGTTACAGGCGTTATTACCACAGACGGTATGACTACCTCTGCTGATATTAACTTTGGTGACAATGATAAAGCTGTGTTTGGTGCTGGATCTGACCTACAGATTTACCACAATGGTAGTAAAAGTATTATACATGATGTCACAGCAGGCAATTTAGAAATACTAGCTGATGATTTTGCAATTAAAAACTCTACCGGTGTAAATACTCTTTTTTATGCAGACGCTCCTAACGGTGCAGTTAGTCTGTATCACAGCAACGCTCAAAAACTAGCCACAACCTCCACAGGCATCGACGTTACGGGTACTGTGACGGCATCTAGTGGCGCATCAACGTTTAACTCTGACTCTTCTGCTAACACAGTTAATTTTGATGGCAGGTCGTCTGACAATATTGCGCAGTTAAATTTCAGGCCAAATGGTGGAGCGTCTAATTATTCACAAATACAAAGTCGGTCTACTGAGTTGTTTGTTAAAACAATAGCAAACATTCCCATGAGTTTACACACTAATAATACAGAGCGATTAGGAATAGCCAACAACGGAGACATAAGCTTCTACGAAGACACTGGCACGACTGCGAAGTTCCAGTGGTTTGCCGCTAATGAAAGATTAGTCCTTAAAACCAGCGGTGCTTATGCCTTAGATGTTCAAGCTTCTGGCACGTCATCAGCAACTATGGCGCAATTTTCTAATAGCAACGGCTCAGACAAAGCGGCTATTAGGCTAGATGCAAATGGTGACGGTGAGCTTGTACTAATTGACGCAGGGAACAACGAAGATGTTGTGATAACTGCTGGTGGTGATAGTTACTTCAATGGCGGCAACGTCGTTATAGGGGCGTCGTCTGTCTCTAACCCTAACAGCTATGGCTCTGTTTTAAATATTGAAGGTTATGCTCCCGCCCTTGTTTTAAGCGAAAACACTGGGCGAGATTACACCATTGGTGTTAACGGCAATAAGCTCTCAATCTTTGATGAAACTGATGCTGTAATGACTATTGATGATAGCGGTAACGTCGGTATTAATACTCAAAGCCCAGCCGCAACCCTGCATACTGTAGCTAACTCAGGAACTACAGCACTGCTAACAGTAGGCGCATCAGGCAACAATATTGCGTCGTTCTATACTAGCGGTAGTTCGCAGGTTATGACGCTAGATGCTTCTGGCAACTTGTTGGTTGGGACTACTGATACTACTTTATACAACAACACTACTGGCAATGGCTTTATGGTTTTTGGTAGTGGTGGTGTTCACGTTGCAAAAGAAAGCTCTGGCGCAACAGACCCTGCATTATTACTTAACAACACAGGCGATGACGGCCAAGTTATTAGAATAGCCAAAAACGGCTTAACAGTAGGCTCCGTTGGTACACGCGCAAATCGTATGTATATAGGAACAGGCGATGTAGGCGTTTTATTTGATTCTGCAAATAACACTATTACTCCAGAAAACACAAGCACGCCAGCTTCAAGTGATGCCGCAATAGATATAGGTCGC